ATGAGTGTTAATAAAAAAGTTATTACATGGCAGCAATTTGAAATATGCAACTCAGATAAAAGAAACGCATTTGAGTCAATGTGTCGGTTACTTTTTAAACATACATATTTGAATAATATTAATACTTACCATTCAAATGCAAACAACCCTGGGGTTGAGATAGAACCTGTCCTGACAGAATCCGGTAAAAGGATAAGCTTTCAATCTAAATATTTTGAAAAATTGGATTCAAGTTGCTATTCACAGATTCAACATTCTGCAAACTCGGCTATAAAATATTATTCAGGAAAATTAGATGTTATTTACTTGTACTGTAATTTAGATTTGACTACAACATCAAAAACTTATGTTAAAACAGTAAGTGATTTAAAAAATAATGGGATAGAATTAGTGCTAATCAGTAATAATACTATACTAGATCAAGTGATTGAAGAGCCTGCAATTGCTTCATATTATTTTTTAGCTCATAATCTTGATGAAAACTGGTTTTATGAGAATATTACAACGAGCTTAAATGCCTTAGGAACAAGATATAATAGCAAATTTAATGTTACAACATCACTAAATCAATATTTAGATTTGTTTTCTTGTAATGATGATGCGATAAAATTTTTAAACGGCAAAAAGCTTGAGGCAATAAGAATAATTAAGAGTCATCGTTGGAAATATAATGAAAATCGCCATTTTATTGATAGTTTATGTCGATTTATAAAAAATCTTGATGATGTTACCATATCAACAATATCAGATTGTTTTGATTGGTCAAACAGAATAAAATCTGAGTTCTCAAATGATTTTGCTCGTATTACTGATAAACTTAATAGCAAATGTAAAGAATTGGACGAATGTGAATCAAGAAAAGAAAAGCAGAAAATAAAACGAGAAATTTGCATTTTACAGGAATTATGTGAATTTGATATGGTTTTGGAATTTGAGCAAATTGAGAAAAATCTTATAAGAAATAAAATGTTAATTGTATCAGGAAATGCTGGTACAGGAAAATCCCAATTATTTGCATTTAATTCAAAAAAAGCTATTCAAAATGGTTTGAATTCGATATTAGTCTTAGGACAAACATTTATTAATAATCAATATGTAGAATCACAAATTTCCAGTATTCTCGGAATAAATTATGAATTTGATGAGTTTCTATATATTATTGAATGTTTAGGAGAAATACATAACCAACCGGTAGTTATCTATATTGATGCAGTAAATGAAAGTAATTACAGAGATATATGGAAAAATGGATTAAGTAGAATTTATAATAAAATTAAAAATCTTAATTATGTCAGATTAGCTGTATCAGTGCGTTCAGGATATGAATCGTTTGTGTTTGATAATAATGTAATAAATTTACAAGCATCTCAAGCAATCACAAATATACATCATACAGGTTTTCAGGAAAACTCAATAGAAGCAGTGAGGGAGTTTCTGAATTTTTATAATATCCCATTTTATCCATCTTTTAGTATCAGTTATGAATTAACAAATCCTCTGTTTTTATTGCTTTTCTGTAAGATGTACAAAAAAGAATATGAAGGAAATAACCTTTTTAATATTTACATGTTGTTTGAGGAATTAATTAATGAAACCAATAACGAATTGCTTAAGGAAAATAACATTCTTATAAATAAAAATATATTAATAAATTTACGCAAATTGCAATAGCAAGTTGAAACAATTTTTTAAGAATATCATGTTCATTGAAGTAGATATTTGTAAGTCACCGCAGCAAGGAATGTTGTATCAAATATTTAAGTAGCATATATTCTATCTAACTGAGTTTCAAACAGCTCCTCGGGTGTGTGATAGTTAAGAATTTTTCTTGGCAGTCCATTGATTACATCCGAAAAGAACAGTATGTCTTCCGTCTTATAATCACTCATACTCTTTCCTTTAGGAATAAATCGTCTTAACATTTTATTATGACATTCATTAGTTCCTTTTTCACATGATGTGTATGGATGGGTAAAGTACACAGATGTTCCGTTATTCTCTATTTTAGATAGATTGGCAAACTCAGAACCATTGTCGCCTGTGATACTTTTAAACACTTCAGACTTCTTATTTCCAAATTGATTTATTAAATTATGTAAGGCTTCATCAATAGCCAACGAAGAGTGATCCTTTACCTTTATCCACAATGACATTCGTGTTTGTCTTTCGACTATTGTCATTATAGCCGGTTCTGTATCTTTCTTTTTGCCAAGTACACTGTCTATTTCCCAGTGACCGAATTCTTCTCTTGAATTTACTGTTTCAGGACGCTCTTCAATGCTTTTACCCAGTATTTTCCTGTTTTTTCGTGCGTTCGAAGATTTGGTGTTTCGCTTAAGCTTTTCCGGTAAATCTATGTTTTTGATTGGCAGTAAGCCCAAATCCACATAGTTGCAAAGAGTTTTAGTGCATACCATTTCATCAGAAGAAAACAGATTGTTTTCTTTGGCATATCCGACACTGGCATCTAACGACCAACCTTTTTTGGTAAACATTTCGTCTACATAATTGAGAAATTCAACACATTCAAGGCAACGGTAATTCTGTGTTGTACGGACGATGAAGTTCTTTAGCGATTTTGTAAATCGACCAATGGTCTATATTAAGTCTGATTGATATATAGTATCGTTCTTCTCTTGTTAAGTGTTGACCTTTCTTGTGTGTTGGTGTAAAATTAAGTGTATCCATAGTGACGGTTTCCTTTCGGATTTTTGTTGTGGTAACTTAATTCTACTACGAAATCGTTTCTATGGATATTCTTTTTTATTGTTTCATCTTCATTTTACAATCTGCGAATATTTAATTTTTAAATAGTGAAATAAAGAGTTTATAGATTATAAAAATGAGAAATTAGCATTTGATTTGGCTTTTGTGTACTTGATGACATTCAATTTTGTTTCCGAGTAGAGAATCATTATTTTAAACCATTGTGTTATTGGTAATTAATGTACTGAATTTTATTTTTTGATGAATTGCTGAATCTATACTGCAAAAGCAGAAATATGTTATAGTGAAGATGCAAAATTTTTTATGCATGGTAATATATTATTTGGTATAGGTGAAAAGGAAATTACTTATTTCGTTTTATATATATAAGTACAATCATCGTAGATAAAAATAGCGTTTAGAAGATTTAGAATCGATTTATTCCAAGGGTTATTGTATGAAAATGTAACATAGAAAATTTTAATGTTGTTGAAAAAGGTAATAGATTGATTATTATCTTAATATTATATATTATGACATTTTAATGTAAAAAGAATACATTATATCAAATTGGAGGTTTGTATGGCTAAACAAAACAGTTGGCACAATTCTTATGATATTATTGAAAAACTTGGCGCAGGTGGCAATGCTAATGTTTATCATGTGAGAAATAAAACTAATTGTATGGAGTTGGCATTAAAAGAATTATATAATAAATCTTATGAGAAAAAAGCCAGATTCATCAATGAAATACATATAACTGAACAAAATGCATCCACTATTCCGGGCATTATACCAATTATCGAGTCCAATAAAGAGGAATATTGGTACACTATGCCACTTGCTACCCCAATACTTGACTATGTCAAAGACAAAACAATTTGTGATATAGTAACAGGAGTTATCGAACTATCAGATACATTAGAAAAACTTCATGAAAAGGGAATATGTCATAGAGATATAAAACCGTCAAATATTTATTATTATAATGACAGATTTTCTTTTGGCGACTTTGGCTTGGTGGATTTTCCGGATAATCCAGATGACTTTACTAAATCGGATAAAGGAGTAGGAGCTATATTCACTATTGCACCTGAAATGAAAAGAGATCCCAAACATGCTGATGGAACAAAGGGTGATGTTTTTTCGCTTGCAAAAACGATGTGGATGTTATTATCTGGAGATGATAGAGGCTTTGATGGTGTTTATAATTATCTAGATAAAAGTCATGGATTGCGATATATTGAAAAATATAAAAACATTCATCTTGTTGAACTGGAAGAGTTACTTAAAAATGCTACCGATAATAATCCATCTTTACGCCCAACTATCAAAGAATTTAAGGATAGATTAAATATATGGCTTGATGTTTTTAATGATTATGATAAGGCTCAGGCTAGTGATTGGAATTTCTTAAATAAACAACTATTTGGTTTGAATCCGCCGGAATCTTCCTGTTGGAGAGAAATTCACAAAATAATTGAGGTGTTAAATATTGTAGGAATGACACCGGCATATAATCACATGCTTTTCTCTGATAAAGGTGGTCTTGACTTTTCCTATGCTGAATTAGCTAACGAAAAAGATTGTATTTATATATACGATACAGCAGGTTGCTGCTATCTCGTTAAGCCAAAGTGTTTATATTATGAGGGATTTGGAGAAAATTATAGATGGAATTATTTTCTGTTAGAATTTAATAGGTTAAATCCAATATTTGAAGAAAACGGTGTAGTCGATTCTGAATATTTAGTTGAAGATATGCCGGGACACTATGTAGATGCCAAATATGTTCAATATGGTGTCTATGATTATGATACGGGTATACCGTTGCCTCAAGGATATAAAACTGTATTCAGATATATTAAGGGAAAATTCCTTATTGTAATGAAAAGTGGTCCTTATAATAATATTTCTGGAACATATGATGGGCGACACGGTTTGTGTAGTAACACGGATTTTCGTGATTATATTGATAAGTTAGTAAAAATGTATTGCGATATATTTGTTAAGCTTAAACAAGATAAAAGATTTGACAATGTTAGTGATGAAGAAATAGAAAGAAGAATTCTTAATTTAACTGAATTTAATAGAAATCCATTTAGTCATAATGAAGATATTTCTTTGAATAAAAATGATGAAAAAGCAATTAAGCAAAAAAGTAAGAAATATATCCAAGAAAATTATAGCTCGATGAATTTTAAATCTATTTTACAAGCTGATAATATTACAGTAAGGAAAATTAAATTTTATTTTATATTTTCCAATCCGGATTTTTTGTGTTCATTAGATTATTTTTTTCATACTAAAAAATATATCTGTAAAGATGGGTATATAAAAGAACTGGAGTCGCCATTATCAGAGGATTGCTATTATATATATAACAGAGAAAAAGCAATAAGTTTTAGAAATCAGCTTCAGCAAAAAATTAATGAAATACTCTATCAAGAGGATTTAAGTACTTTAGATAAATATAAAAACTTTATTTCAATAGAATTAATGAGGTGCGGTAAACCTTCTCATTTATTTACTAAACAAGAAATAAATGAAGAAATGAGAAAAGCGGACGATAGAGTTAATAATCAACTTGTTATTGATGAGGATGGGTATGCAAAAGTAATTAAGGATAATGAATATGGATTATTATATCCGGTTAGACATGAGTCATGGCATGCCGGCAATAATTTTGTTGGTAAATACTCGAATTTATCGACGTTAACTGATGATTATATATCATCCTTACAGGGATGGCTATTATATTTACAAACTGGAAAAAAACAATATATGGATTATGTTCATGATAATAGAGATGAGGAAGACTTAATCAAGAAGATCAGAGAATACTATTAATTTTGCAATTTGCAGAGAATTAAGAACTACCTATAATTATACTGAAAAACGATTCAGTTAACTTCACAACAATCTAATAAAAACAGTAAGTCGATATTATTGTTGTATTAGTATTAAAGTTTATGCTGGAGAATAAAAAATATTTTGCATAAGTGAAATAATTATAAGATTAAATGATATTATGGTCATAGTTCTATCATCCGTACCTACTTATAACTATTTCTACACACTCACCAGAGCGCATGACTGTTAATCATGATGTCACTGGTTCGAGCCCAGTTGGGGGAGCCAAAGTAAAAGTCAGTAAATAAGCTAAAATCGGCTTGTTTACTGACTTTTTTCTGTGTTCAAATATTTTTGTTTTAAAGAGAATATTCATCTCTTTTTATGTCTTTTAATCTCTTATACTACAGATAAACTACAGATTTTCTACAACAAAAGCCGCCCGAAATGTAATCGGACGGCTTATTTAAATTTTACGCACATTTTTGGAAATGTGTGCGTAAAATTTATGCCAGCAATTTTATTGCATTGTAAAGAGTGTCAACCTCTTGGATGATATAGTGGTCAATATCAACCTTGTAATCTGTATGTCCCATAAGAGCGATAATATCTTCCTCCCTTGCTCCTGCCGCTGACATACGAGTTGAAAAGGTCCTGCGGCAAGAATGTGGGGTGTATTCATCACCTAAGCCTATTGCTTGCATTGCAGGGCGGAAACAATACTTTAAGAAATAATCTTTGTTCATCGCTTTGCCGAACTCTGAACCTTCGTGTATTCTGCAGAAGATTGTTTCACCGTTATTATTTATGCAACTCTGAACGAGTTGTTGTATCTTAGGATGTATCGGCACTATTCTGTCTTTGCCGGCATCGGTTTTCTTACCGCCGACAAAATAATGTATACCTGAATCAGTTACTTTATATCTGTCAGGTGTTAGTTCAAGAAACTCGGATACTCGAAAGTTGACATAACACATTATGTAGATATAATCCATATAGGGGACTTTGCAAATATTCTGCTTGATGAGTTCAAGCTGCACTTCTGTAAATCTTGTAGCAGTAGTTTCTTCCTGCTCGGGCAATTCGATAAAGGTTGCATAGTCTTTGTTTACTATATCCTCTTTCATCGCAAAATGGTAAAGGCTGGTGACAAAGCATTTAATCTTATGTAGAGCCGAGTATCCTAAGCCTTGACAGATTTTAGGCGTATCAGTGACTTTATAGGTACCGTTGCCGTTGGGCAGAAGATATTTCAGCTTACCGCCTGCGCCGACCTCGTGATGCGGATTATCGTAATAATCCACGATGTACTGATAGTCTGATGTGCGCAAATCCCTAAATTTACGCTTGTACAAGGGCTTTAGCTTGATATAAGCGCTTGCGTAGTTGCTTTTTACGCTGTTACCAAGTTTTTGATACGCTTTAGTTTTTATCCATTTTTCGTGCAGCTGTTCAAGTGTCATATTAAAGCCATTGACAGGATTATACTCGTAATCTTTGAGTGCATTTTCCGCCTCTCGCTTTGTTGTAAAAGCACCTAAATAAACTTGCTTGCCCGTTACGGAGCTTGCAGCTGCATACGGCTTAGACTTGTTATCTTTGCGTAAGTAAATGCTGCCTGTGCCCTTTGTTCGCCGTCTGACTTTTTGCTTGCTGCTGGTCTGATTTTTACCGCAGTAAGGACAAAAAATGAAATCATCTTGTAACTCTCTGTTGCACCGTTTATTTATGCATTTTTTCATATTTCACCTCAAAAAAAGGGTGCAAAAATCCCGTTAAAATCTTGCAAATTTTAACAGGACATGGTACAATATATCTGCTGACTAAATGTACCGTTGCATTCCCGTGTAATGGTTTCCGTCCTATCCTGTTGGCGCAGGATAGGGCGGTTTTTTTATTGCTTATGTTCGGATGGTAATGCTTTAAAGCAAAGTCCTGAATATTGGACTTTGAAAAAAATGGAAAAATTTGGGGGTTGCAATTGTCGAACAGGTGTTCTATAATTAAAACATAGCCGAAACGAAAGGAGAAACGGATATGAAGAATTACAAACAATACATAATAGAAATGTTAGAAAAGATTACCGATAGAAAAATACTTAAAAGGATATATGATTACATATGTTTTGTTTGCTTCAAGGGTGGCGATTAAGCCACCCTCTTTTTTTATGTAAATAATTTTTTGATTGTTTCAATAACTTGCGCTCTTTCCGCAGGCGGAAGTTTCACAAAGTTTGAAACAATCTTTTTTTCTATGTCTGTCAATTCGTACTCAATCGCTAAATCATCAAGAAATTCATCAGCAACCTCAAAGAACATATCACCTTTGCCTTCTGTAAGCCACAGAGGATTTACATTATATGTTTTACAAATAAGATTTAACATGAATTCTTTTAGTTCAACACGCTCAAGTTCAAGATTTACTACGACAGATTTACTTACTCCGAGCTTTTCCCCAAACTTAGTTTGAGATAAATTTAATGCCTTTCTAAGTTCTTTTATCCTATTCGGTATATCCAACATTTTGACCTCCCTTCTATAATAATTATATCAAATTAAGTGTTGTTTGTCAACAACACTTTAAAAATAATTCTAAAATTTTTTCAAAAAAGTTGTTGACAGATAACGATTTATGATGTATAATGTTGTCATAGGATAACGCAAAAGGAGGTGAAAAGAATGTCAACAACAACAATGTCAACAGCAACAAAAGATAGAGCAGATATAAAACAGCTTATTGAACTTATCAAGAGATTACCCGAAAGCAAGCAGAATTTCGTTAATGGATATGTGCAGGGCGTTTGTGAAACACTGTCCGATAAAAACAAGTCTGCCTAACAGCGGCAAGCAGAAAGCGAGGTGAAATAAAGAAGTGAAAAAAATCAAAGTATTAAGCTTATTTGACGGTATTTCTTGCGGTATGGTTGCTTTGGAAAGAGCGGGAATACCTGTTGAGAGATATGTTGCATATGAAATTGACAAGTATGCAATCAAGGTCAGTTTAAAAAATTATCCGCAAATTGAGCAAATGGGAGATGTCACAACGGCAGATTTCACACAATATAGGGGTTTTGATTTGCTCATTGGTGGCAGCCCTTGTCAGTCACTAAGTATTGTACAGAGCAAAACAAGAACGCATCTTGATGGCAAAAGCAAATTGTTTTTTGAATTTGTAAGGGCAAAAGATGAAGTAAAACCTACACATTTTCTATTTGAAAATGTTGCAAGTATGAATAAGGAGAGCAAGGATATTATCTCTAACCTGTTAGGTTGCGAACCTATTTTAATTGATAGTGCTGATTTTTCTGCGCAACAGCGACCTCGACTATATTGGACAGACATACCTATAGTTTTTGACTATGACAAATCTAATGCTGTTTTAGGTGATGTTCTTGAAAATGCCGTTGACGAAAAATATTTTTACAATTATCCGTTGAAAAACATAGATCTTTCAAAACAAGTGTGTGCGACTATGGATTTTAAAATTCACGATATGCACAAACGCATATTTAATCCAAAATTCAAAATACATACATTGACAGCGTGCAATGGTGGCAATCTGCAAAAGAAAGTTTATGTGAACGGTAGAGCAAGAAAATTAACGCCGATTGAATATGAACGATTACAGACATTACCTGACAACTACACTGACTGTGTAGCTAATACACACAGATACACAGCAGTGGGTAACGGTTGGACTGTTGATGTTATTGCTCATATCCTTAAAGGCTTGAAAAGGAGGTTAATCTGAATGAAATACATACGGCAAGCAGAAAGCGAGGTGAGAAAAGATGAAAGTGGAACAGGCTTTAAAAGTTATTGATTCACTTGAAAGGAGGGGTGAAATGAGAGTATTGGTTGCTTGTGAGGAAAGTCAAGCGGTCTGTACAGCATTTCGAGACTTAGGACATGAAGCGTACAGCGCAGACATTCAAGAGTGTTCTGGTGGTCACCCCGAGTGGCATATAATGCAAGATGTTTTACCACTGCTGAATGGCGATTGTTCTTTTGTAACAAGTAACGGTGAAGACCATCGAATCGAAGGTAAGTGGGACATGATTATTGCTTTCCCACCATGCACTCATTTGGCAGTCAGCGGAGCGGCGTGGTTTGAAAAGAAACGACGTGATGGTAGACAAGAAGAAGCGATTAAATTTTTTTGTCGATTTTTGAACGCTGATTGTAACCGAATTGCAATCGAAAATCCAGTTGGAATCATCAGTGGTAATTATATTCGAAAGTGGTTTCCCACTATCGCTGAAAAATATAGTTTGCCCATCAAACCTTCACAAGTTGTACAGCCTTATGAGTACGGTGATAACGCTAAAAAAACCACTTGTTTATGGTTGATGGGATTACCCCAACTCAAACCTACGAATATCGTAAGCCCCGGCGAATTTTATATATCGCCAGACGGTAGAAAATACTCTGTTGGAGCGTCTGCAGACATGGCTCGTGACGAGAACGGTAAGATTATTTCATGGAATGACCCAAGAACCGCAAAAATACGAAGTAAAACGTATCCGGGCATTGCAAAGGCGATGGCTGATCAATGGGGAAAACTCCCAATTGAATTTCAGAAAGAAGGTGAGAATTTATGCCGAGAAAATTGGCAAAGCCCGAGGATAAAATGAAAAGACAGCTGATTGCTAATATACAATATGAAGCTGAAATCAGAAGTATTGACCGTGAAGGGCAGGTTCTTGTGGCGCACTGCTCCGAGGGCACATACCGAAAAAGAATTAAAGACCCCGGCACTTTCACGGTAGAAGAGTTATCAAGACTTGCTAAAAAATTTGATATACCTGTTCAAAGTCTTTTTAGAGGTGAGAGCAATGTTTTACAATGAACTTGACTATTTGGACGATGAAGAAGTTGAGACAATTTGTTCAAGCAAAATTCCAACCGAGGACGAATTAGAAGATAATCTAAACAAAGTTATTGACGAAAAGCTACTTCATTCGTTCTATCTGCTTGGCAAGTATGATGTCAAGATAGAAAGAGCATACCGAGAGGGTTTCAGGAGCGGTCTTGCTCTGACTATTTCGGTTACCGCTCTATTATTATCACTGGTGGCATTAATATGGAAACTACAGACAATATTAACGCTATTACCGAAATAATTATCGGGACCCAAAAACGGATTTTTTCTTTTCTGCGGTATAGTAAAAACATTTTCCCTTTTTTAGAAATACAGTAGTATTTAGGATCGGGTGAATAGTCAATAAGATGATAACGCAACAAGAAAGAATATTTTTCTTTAAATTTATAGTCAACATCTTGTTTTAAAAGTTTATTACCTTTATATAAGGACCTAAGTATTCTCACTTCTGATTTATCAAGAATGAGGTCTTTATGAGAAGTTGACATAGTGTGCACCTCCTTTCATAGTTAATCATAGCATTTAAGGTCGTGTAAAGCAATAAAATATCGAAAAGAATAGTAGAACTTGAAAAAGTTCTTGTCAAACAGCAGAAAACAGCGTGAACACACCAACAGAAAGGAGATGAGGAGATGAACAACACTTTACTTATCAACCCAAAAACTGGTCAGGAATATGACGATGTTCCGCCAACTGTAGCGGCGAAGTTCCTCGGCGTTGCTCTCAATTTCGTGTATGACGGCTTAAAGAAAAAAGCACTGCCGATTGGTACAGCAGTACAGAGCGAAAAGGGCAGATGGACTTACAATATTCCTTGCGACAGGCTCAAAGCATATGCAAGCGGTATTGATGTTTTGCAGACCACACAGCTTTTAGAAATGTTTATCAGCAGAAAGGAGGCATAATCAATGGCACTCAGACACATTAAAACAAAACGCAGTCTTAAGAATGAGAACAAGCACTTACATAGCTTGGTTAAGCACTTGCAGATTGAGCTTGAGAACGCAAGGCTTGACATTAGCATTAGGAATGACGCAATCAGCGGTTACAAAAACGAAAACATAAGGCTTAGACAACGCATTAACAGTATGTATGCATATGATGTTTTTGGAGAGGAGGTGAAACCGGATGACAAAAAAAGTAAAATCCAAAGTGCTTGAAATAATGGCACTTGCACTCGAATTTAACGGCAGAAGTACAAAGTGTGAGTGCACTGGTAGCAAGCCGACAATATTTGTTAATTTTAGCGGTCATACATGCGAGTTAGATGTTAATATCTGCACACAGGGGGTGGACTTTTCACAATACAAATGCAAGAGAGATTAGAGATATAATTTATCTCGACCGTACATCGACATTAAAAGAGCTCAACAAAACATTAAAAACGCTTAAAGCTGTTATCGCAGAATACGAAGAAAGAGAAAACCGCTGACAGCACTGCAATGCTTTCAACGGTTCAAGGATATAATATGAAATCAATCAACATTATTATATCCTTAATTTTATAAAAAATCAAGATATAAAGGAGAAAAAAGAATGTCAGTAAAAATATCAGCTTTTGAAATTGAAAATGTTAAGAGAGTAAAGGCGGTTGCTTATGAACCGACCGAAAACGGACTTACCGTGTTGGGCGGTAAAAACGGACAGGGCAAGACGTCTGTTCTTGACGCAATTGCGTGGGCTCTCGGCGGTAATCGTTTCGCTCCGTCTGCTCCGTACCGTGAGGGTTCAACAATTCCGCCACATTTAAAAATCAAGCTCTCAAACGGTATTGTTGTGGAGCGCAGCGGTAAGAACAGCAGCCTTAAAGTAATTGATACCTTAGGCAACAAAGGCGGACAGGCTTTGCTTGATGCATTTGTCAGCAACTTTGCTCTTGACCTGCCGAAGTTTATGAATGCAACAGGCAAGGAAAAAGCTGACACGCTCCTGCAGATTATCGGTGTAGGCAACAGAGTTTACGAGCTTGAAACGCAAGAAACACAGGTGTATAACGAGCGCCGTGCTATCGGTCAGATTGCAGACCAAAAGAAAAAGTTTGCCGCCGAAATGCCCGAGTTTGAGGGCGTGCCGAATGAACCTGTGTCAGCCTCGGAGCTTATCAACAAACAGCAGGAAATTCTTGCACGCAACGGTGAAAATAACCGTCTGAGAGCAGAAAAAGATAACCTTGAAAACCGTGCCAATAATTTGCAGAGCGAAATCAACAGGCTTAACGAGGATTTGAGGAAATACAATTCCGAGCTTACAAAAGTGCTTGCACAGCTTGAACAGAGCAGAAAGACCGTTGCCGAACTGCACGATGAAAGCACGGCAGAGCTTGAAAGAAACATTACCGAGATTGACGAAATTAACCGCAAAGTCAGAGCAAACCTCGATAAAGCAAAAGCTGATGAGGACGCAAAGGAATATTACGGCAAGTACGCCGATATGACGGCACAGCTTGAAGAAATCCGCAAAACAAAATATGACTTGCTCAACAACGCAAATTTGCCCCTTGACGGCTTATCAGTTGAAAAGGGCGAGCTTACATACAACGGTTTTAAGTGGGACAACATGAGCGGTTCGGAACAGCTTCGTGTCGCTACAGCAATTGTTCGCAAGCTCAATCCCGAATGCGGATTTGTCCTGCTTGACAAGCTCGAACAAATGGATACCGACACACTCAAAGACTTTGCAAAATGGCTTGAATCAGAGGGCTTGCAGGCTATTGCAACAAGAGTTTCAAACGGCGATGAATGTTCAATAATCATCGAGGACGGCTATATTAAGTCCGAAACAACCGCACCTGCAGCAACACCAACTTGGACAGAAGGAGAGTTTTAATTATGGATACAAGAACTACAACAGCAAAAACAAATACAAATGAATGCGTAATCAAATGTAATCCGCACAGAGAGCTTGCCTGCGGTTATACCAAAGTCAAGATTATGCCCGAAAATTATTCAAGAATTGTTTTGATTGCAGGTATGACAGGCAAGTCAATACAGGACCTTACAAACGAACTGCTCAATTACGCAATCGACTATGTTGTCATTGATGTTGACGGCAATAAAATCAACTTTTCAGATGTACAGGGTGTAAGATAATGAACATCACAAAAGGTAAAATCAAGTCGGCTCAAAAGGTTGTAATTTACGGTCCCGAAGGTATCGGCAAATCAACTTTTGCTTCGCAGTTTCCGAACCCTCTGTTTATCGACACAGAGGGCAGTACAAAAAACCTTGATGTTGCGAGAATGGATAAACCGACATCGTGGACTATGCTCAAAAGTCAGCTTGAATATATCAAAAACAATCCGACTGTATGCAAAACAGTTGTTATTGATACAATTGACTGGGCGGAACAGCTTTGCATTGACGATATTTGCTCAAAGTACGGCAAAAAAGGTATTGAAGATTTCGGTTACGGAAACGGCTATGTTTATGAAAAAGAGGAGTTCGGCAGATTCCTGAACAGCCTTGAAAATTTGATTGACAGAGGTATCAATGTTGTACTTACCGCACACGCACAGCTCCGCAAATTTTCACAGCCTGACGAAATCGGCGAGTATGACCGTTGGGAGCTTAAACTCGGCAAAAAGACTGCTTCACAGATTTCTCCGCTTGTAAAAGAATGGGCGGATATGGTGCTTTTCGCTAATTACAAAACTATCGCGGTCGCATCGGATAAAGATGGAAAAAAATATAAAGCTCAAGGTGGCGGCAGAGTGATGTACACACTTCATCACCCTTGTTGGGACGCTAAAAATCGTCACGGACTGCCGGAGGAAATGGAGTTTGATTATTCAGGTATTTCACATATTTTTAATAATAATACAGTTTCAAACCACACTTCCCCAGTTACGCCTACTCAACCTGAACCGAATGCTTCGACTGTGCCGGCACCTATACCAATTCAGCCTGAGCCACCTGTAACTGAACCGGTTGCACAGCCTAAACCGTTATACGAGCCTAATATTCCTGACGATATTCCAAAAGCTCTTGCCGATCTTATGAGAGCAAACGGAGTTGACGAAAGCGAAATCAGACAGGCAGTATTTACACAAGGGCATTATCCTTATGAAACACCGATTAAAAATTATGACCCACGCTTTGTTCAAGGCTGCTTAGTAGGCGCTTGGGATAAAGTCTTTCAGGTAGTAAGCAACAACAGAGATTTACCATTTGAATAAGAAAGGAAAATGAATAATGGATAGAGAATTTGGTTGGAATGACGAAATAACCGAAGAGGGCGGAAATTATGAACCGCTCCCCGAGGGTAATTATGATTTTACAGTAGCAAAGGTTGAGCGTGCTCGCTCACAGGGTAAAGGTAAACTGCCACCCTGCAACATGGCAAAAGTGACTTTTGATGTATGGGGAGCAGATGACAAGAGAGAAATTACAGTTAATTTCGTACTGCACTCCTCGCTTGAATGGAAGCTGTCACAGCTCTTTTTGGCCGTGTCAATGAAAAAACACGGCGAACCGCTCCGTATGGACTGGACAGGCATTATCGGCAAGAAAGGTAAATGTCAGGTTATCATCCGCAAATATGTCAAGAATGACGGCACAAAGGGCGTAACAAACGATATTAAGTATTTCTACGCTTATGATGAGCAAGTGACAACCGTATCGCCTGTTGTAGCACAGTCTGCACCTCAGCAGTATGTACAGCCTACATATCCGCCACAGTATAACACACAGCCTGCAATGCCAAATACTGCGACGCCGAATAACTGGACACCGGGTAGCTTTTAATGCAGTTACGACCGTACCAAAATGAAGCGAAGAATGCCGTTTTCTCCGAGTGGGAAAGCGGCAATTTAAAAACATTACTTGTCTTGCCTACAGGCTGCGGCAAGACAATAGTTTTTGCGAAAATCACTGAAGAATGTGTCCGTCGAGGTGACAGGGTGCTGATACTTGCCCACCGTGGAGAATTGCTCGACCAAGCGGCGGACAAAATCAAAAAAGCAACAGGACTTAATTCGTCGGTTGAAAAAGCCGAGCAAAGTTGCATAGGTTCGTGGAACAGGGTTGTTGTAGGCTCTGTACAGACGCTTATGCGTGAGAAAAGGCTGTCAAACTTTGACAGCGATTATTTTAACACAATCATTATTGATGAAGCACATCACTCAATCAGCGACAGCTATCAGCGTGTGCTTGAGCATTTTGACAATGCGAAAGTGTTGGGTGTTACCGCAACACCCGACCGAGGAGATATGAAAAATTTAGGAACAGTATTTGATTCGCTTGCGTATGAATACACACTCCCTAAGGCTATCAAAGAGGGGTATCTGTCACCGATTAAAGCTGTGACAATACCGCTTACACTTGACCTTTCGGGAGTTGCCACACAGGCAGGAGATTTTAAAGCAAGTGATATTGACACGGCACTTGATCCGTATCTTTATCAGATTGCCGAAGAAATGAAAAAATACTGTAAGAACCGTAAAACTGTTGTGTTTTTACCACTTGTAAAAACATCGCAGAAATTTAGAGATATTTTGAACGGAAAAGGCTTTAAAGCGGCAGAGGTAAACGGTAACAGCGAGGACAGAGCAGAGATATTGCAGGACTTTGAAAACGATAAATACAATGTCTTGTGTAACTCAATGCTTTTAACCGAGGGTTGGGACTGCCCAAGTGTTGACTGCGTTGTTGTTTTAAGACCTACAAAGGTGCGTGGGCTTTACTGCCAAATGGTCGGCAGAGGTACAAGACTTGCTCCAAACAAGACGGAGCTTTTGCTCCTTGACTTTTTGTGGCATACAGAGCGACACGAACTTTGCAGACCTGCACATCTCATTTGCGACAACGAAGAAGTCGCACAAAAGATGACCGAAAACTTATCAGAACAGGCAGGCTGTCCGATTGACATTGAAGAAGCGGAGAAAAAAGCAAGTGAAGATGTTGTTGCTCAGCGTGAAGAGGCGCTTGCAAATCAGCTTGCGGAAATGCGAACACGCAAACGCAAACTTGTAGATCCGCTGCAGTATGAAATGTCGATTCAGGCGCAGGACCTTGCAGGATATGTTCCTGCATTCGGCTGGGAGTGTTCTCCGCCAACAGACAAACAGAAAGCAAAACTTGAAAAGCTCGGAATATTCCCTGATGAAATTCAGAGTGCCGGCAAAGCAAAACTTATTCTTGACAGGCTCGAAAAGCGAAGAATTGAGGGCTTAACCACACCTAAACAAATCCGTATGCTCGAAAGCAGAGGTTTTCAGCATGTGGGCAAGTGGCAGTTTGACGAAGCGTCAGTCTTGATTTCAAGGATTGCCGCAAACGGTTGGAGAACTCCGAAAAACATTAACCCGAAAACATATGTACCGCAAAGCGAGGTGAATACGGTTGGACTTACTTGAAGCACTTGAATATATAAGACCGGCTGACCTTGACTATCAAGAATGGGTAAATGTCGGAATGGCACTCAAACAAGAGGGATACAGCGTAAAGGACTGGGACGATTGGAGCCGAGCAGACAGCCGATATCACAACGGTGAGTGTGAAAAGAAATGGCAGAGCTTTAACGGCTCTGCCTCACCGGTTACAGCCGGCACAATAATCCAAATGGCTAAGGACAGGGGGATGACTTTTCGGGAATCGAAAGAACTCGGCTGGGATGATGAAATTGCTTTTGAACAGGGCAATATCGGAGTAACAGCCTGTGAGGGTGTAAAGTTTCACGAGCCTGCAAACTGGAATCCTGTGAATGAAATTGTAACCTACCTTGAAAACCTCTTTGACAGCTCCGAAAATGTCGGCTATGTAACCGAAACTTGGGAGAAGAACGATAACGACAAGATTAAATATCTGCCTACAAAGGGCAGTTGTGACCGTACGGCAGGTGAGCTTATTGCCGCCCTCAACAATTGTGACGGTGATATTTCAAATGTATTCGGTGATTACAAACCCGAGGCAGGAGCGTGGATAAGGTTTAATCCGTTGGACGGTAAGGGTGTTAAAAACGAGAATGTAACCGATTATCGTTACGCTCTTGTGGAATCTGACTGTATGGCTCTTGAAGAACAAAATGCAATCATCAGAGAGCTTGAGCTGCCTGTTGCGGTGCTTGTTTATTCGGGCGGAAAATCAGTCCACGCTATTGTTAAGATTGATGCTGCAAACTATGATGAGTACCGCAAAAGGGTTGATTATCTTTACAATGTATGCCGTAAAAACGGCTTTGAAATTGATAAACAGAACCGCAATCCGTCAAGGCTGAGCCGTATGCCCGGTGTTATCCGCAACGGCAAAAAGCAGTTTATCATCGACACAAACATCGGTAAATCCGATTTTTCCGAGTGGAAAGACTGGGTGGAGAGTATCAACGACGATTTGCCTGACCTCGAAAACCTCGCAGATTTTTTTCAAAATCCTCCCGAACTTGCTCCGCCTCTTATTGACGGTATTTTACGACAAGGACATAAAATGTTACTTGGTGGTCCTTCAAAGGCCGGCAAATCTTTTGGACTTATCGAATTGTGTGTAGCAATAGCAGAGGGCACGAAATGGCTTGGCTTTCAATGCACGCAAGGAAATATCTTGTATGTAAATCTTGAACTTGACCGTGCTTCCTGTTTTCACAGATTCAAGGATGTATATGAAACACTGGGAATTGAACCGAAAAATCTCAACAGAATTGATATTTGGAACTTGCGTGGTAAGTCCGTGCCTATGGACAAGCTAGCACCTATGCTTATACGCAGAGCCTTGAAAGGCAATTTTATAGCGGTTGTGATAGACCCAATATACAAGGTAATTACCGGTGACGAGAACAGTGCTGACCAAATGGCACACTTTTGCAATCAGTTTGACAAGGTATGTACAGAAATCGGATGTGCGGTAATCTACTGTCACCATCATTCAAAAGGTTCTCAAGGCGGTAAAAAGTCAATGGATAGAGTTTCGGGTTCGGGGGTTTTTGCTCGTGACCCTGATGCACTTCTTGACCTTACACAGCTTGAAATCGGCGATAATCTAATCAAGCAACAGCAAGACGAAGCAACCTGTGCGATATGCAAAAACTGGATAAGCAGATTTAATAAAAACATTGATGAGTTATGTTCTCAAGATGATTTAGTTACTGCTTCTAAAATGCTTGATATAGCCGAAAATGCTCTTCCTAAGCAGTCATACATGCTAATGCTTAATGATATAGCTAAGTCAAATAAAGATGTACAGGACCGCACAGCGTGGCGAATAGAGGGCACACTAAGAGAATTTCCAAAATTTGATGCTCTGAATTTGTGGTTTGATTATCCTATACACAGAGCTGATACAACAGGTGTGTTGAAAGACTGCAATTTTGAGGGCGATTATAACATCAAAGGCTCGCCCTACAAAAAGAATTTCAGCAAGAAAAAGAGTGAATCGGAACGCAAGCAGGAACAAAACGATGCCCTCGAAACAGCCTTTAGCGGTGCTGAAGAAAACGGTCAGGCAAATGTAACTGACTTAGCAGAATATATGGGAAAGTCAGAAAAAACGGTCAGACGATACATAAAAGAGCACGGCGGTTTTTGGATAGACGGCGGTGAAGTAGGGCGAAAGGACACGGACAAAGTCGAATAATTTGTCTGTCTGTCCGAGAGACAAAGTCGATAAATTTTATGTCCCTGTCCGTGTCCCTAAGACGGACAAAGTCGATAAAAAATCGAAAATGTCCCTCTCGGACAAAAACAGGGACAAAGTCGATAAATTATCGAGAATGTCCGAGGGACAGACAAAACTATATATACTACGTATATATAAACGGTGTCCGTTCCCTAAAGGTCACAGGGGTGAAGTAGTTGTGCGAAGCTTACGCACAACAACTCCTTCCCCTGACCTGTGACTAAAAGCAAAATTCAAAAAAATCAAAAGTAGCTTTAATGCTTTAAAGGAGTGAAATATTAAAAATGGAATTTTTTATGGCGATGATACCGCCGACTGTAACTGCACAGGAACATAAGGTTATGGTAAAAAACGGCAAACCTGTTTTTTATAATCCGCCCGAGGTGAAACAGGCAAGAGAAAAGCTCACATCACATTTGGCAAAGTTTAAACCGTCAGAACCGTACGAGTCGGCTGTCAGACTGATAACAAAATGGTGTTTCCCTCGTGGTAAACATCAGGACGGCGAATATCGTATAACAAAGCCCGACACGGACAATCTGCAAAAAATGCTAAAAGACTGTATGACCGCTCTCGGCTTTTGGTCTGATGACGCACTTGTCGCAAGTGAGATATGCGAAAAGTTTTGGGCAGAAGTTCCGGGCATTTACATCGAGGTGGAAATGCTGTGAATATCTCGGAAGTTAAACGCAACCTTGAAAGAACTGTGTTGTACAATGGTGCAGAATACATTCTGACAGGCTGTATCATCAGACGAAGCATAACAGGAAAGTTTTATTATCAGGCTGAAATAAAGGATTTAAACGCTAATTCTGCATTGTTGTATTGCAGACTTGAAGATTTGGAGGTGATAACTTGACCGCAAAAGAAATCAAAGACATAAACCGAGAAATTACGAGGTTAAAAGCTAAGATTACACGCATAGCCGCCGAGGCTGACAATACATCGCCTAAGCTGTCGGATTTACCGAGTGCAGGTCAAACATCGGACAAGGTCGGCAATGCGGTGGTGCAGATTGCAGATATTCAGAGGGAGATACAAAACCTTGAAATCCGCCGAAACGCAGCGCTCAACAGCCTCTCCCGTGACGATTTTGTGGAGAACTGCTTATTTATGCACCTTAGCCTGCGATACAGCTGGGCGAAGATAGCAGTTGATACAGGCGGAATAAATACACCGGATAACATAAGAATTATGTGCAACCGCCACCGTTGGTAAAAGTTGTTCGGTTTTTCGGTTTAGGTGCAGTATAATATAAAATGAAGAAATCGATAATAAGAGGCATTTTGTAGTTCTCCTTTTTCAAAAATAACGGCAGACCGCTCTCGTTGAGGGCGGTTTTGCTTTTGCGGGGTGGAATTAATGTATAAAGACAAATGCGGTACAGGTTACGAAAATAGCACAAGAGCGATTTTTCAGGGTGCAGGAGAATATGACATCCCGATTATTGAGCCTACAAAAATTACAGAAAACAACTTTATCGGATTTAATGAAGTTTTGAGCAGTAAGCAGAACAACTGCGGTGTGCATTTCTTTTTGGACGATTACCAGTTCCAAAGATTATGGAATACACCCGACAGGTACATTGAGAGGCTACAAAAATTCAATTGTGTGTTATCACTTGATTTTAGCCTTTACGCTGATTATCCGAAAGCGTTGCAGATTTATAACCACTATCGCAAACATTGGATAGGCGCATATTTACAGCTTTATGGTATTGAAGTAATACCAACAATTTGTTGGAGCGACGAAAAGAGTTTTGAATGGTGCTTTGACGGCGAGCCTTGCGGCGGAACAGTCGCCGTGTCGAGTGTCGGCACTCAGAAAAACAAGATTGCCAAAGAACTGTTTTTGAAAGGTTACAAAGATATGATTGAACGCTTACAGCCTGAAACGGTCATCTTCTACGGCAAAGTCCCCGAAGAATGTGTTGGAAACATCATCAACATCAAATCATTTCAGGAAAAATTCAGGAGGTCAGAATAATGGGCGGAAGAGGCGGAAACTTAGGTGGTCATAAAAATTATTCTGTAAGTCCTTTAGCCGCATTTAAAGAGAATGCGAAACAGTTTAATTTTGCTTTGCAAGAGGGTAAAGCTAAAAAATCAGGCATTGTTGAATTTACTGATATAACAGGCAAGGTTATAAAAAGGTACTGGAACGGAGCAACTTATACAGACAGAAGTAGCGCACTTTATGAAAAAGAATTTAAAGGTACACATAAAGTGAGTTTTAAAAAGCCTAAGGAGTGGTAAAATGGGTGGAAGAGGTGGAAGTTTTGGAGTTATTCCAAAACTCAGAAATCCTGTTGGTATTCCTTCAAATGCTATTACTGAGGATGAATTTCTTAAATTAAAAGGTGTTGGGGATATTTCAAGCGGTTACACGGTTGATAAACTTAGAGGTAACAGAGCGCTGAAAACACAGCGTGGACAGGAAAAGTTCGAAAAAGAGGCCTTGAAAGCCAATGCGGATTATTCAAATAAGCGTGCGAGTGCAAGAAAGGAATACAAATCTTTAGTAAGCAAAGGCGTGATTAGAGATAAGACACCTACAGAGAGAAGATTAACAACCGCTCACGGACACCCTGATAATCAATCGACACAAGCCGCAAGGCGATTACTGGCTAAACAAGAAATTGACTGGAAAACAGGCAAGAAAATTAAATCATAGTAAATCCAAAAGGGGTATTACAATGGGCGGAAGAGGTTCTTCAAGTGGAATAAGCGATAAAGGTAAAAAGTACGGTACGGAATACAAAGCAGTTGCTCAATTTGGTGAAATAAAAGTAATTCGTATGAATGGTAATACTTCGATAAAAGCTCCTATGGAAACTATGACAAAAAATAGAGTGTATGCTACTCTTGACAAACAGAGCAACATCAAAAGTGTTACTTTTTATGACAACTACGGCGAAAGAATAAAACAAATTGACGTTAAAGGTAGACCTCATAATGGAATGATGCCACATACCCATTTGGGTTATGAACATAATGAAATTGGAGATCGTCAATTGACTGATAAAGAACAGAAATATGTAAGTGTATTATTGAATAAATGGGAAAGAAAAAGAAAACACTTGAATATTTAGAAATTTATTGATATAATATTATAAACGCAGGGGATAGTTTAAATAGGAAAACAGTTTTTACAGATTCCGGTGCAACTCCGGAAACCTGTGTTTAAAGACAGTACAGAAATGTGCTGTCTTTTCTTTTGCTTATTTTTAGAAAGGGCGGTGATACCGTGAAAGACAAATTAAATGCAAGACAGAGGAAGTTTGCGGAATATTATGCGCAGAGCGGTAACACAGTTCAGAGTGCGATACAGGCAGGATATTCAGAAAATTACGCAAACGCAAGAGCGTATGAATTGTTGGAGAATGTTGGAGTTTCAAAATACATCAAAGAGTTATCCGACAAGCTCAAAGATGAACGCATTATGAGTGCTAAGGACAGACAGGTTGCTCTCTCTGACATTGCAAAGAGTGCCGAGCAGGACCCGTCAGACCGTATTCGTGCGATTGATACACTCAACAAAATGACGGGTGAATACATTGTCAAGGTTGACGCAAAGGTTGAGCAATCCGAAAAGCTCTCTGATGTGTTCAGACAGTTAGGCGGTGAGGGGCTTGACGAATAAGATACAAAATAAGTTGGAGGTTACAACTATGAAAGAGATATTCAAGAAAGTTACATTAAAGGGTTTTGAAAGATACTCGGTAAGCAATTACGGAAATGTTCGCAACAATATTTCAGGTAATGTTCTGAGTAAGCGTAAGGCAAGCAACGGCTATCTGAGAGTTAATTTACGAACGGGTACTGTGCCCTATGAAAAACCTACAGTTGTTCACGTTCATAGACTTGTTGCAGAAGCTTTTCTTCCGCCTATTGAGGGCAAATCATATGTTAATCATATTGACGGAAACAAAGAAAACAATGTTGTTGATAATCTTGAATGGTGCACGCCGCAAGAGAATAGTGAACACGCATATAGAACTAAGGCTGATTATCGAGAAGAATGTAAAGTCAACATTGTCAAAGCACAAAATCGTTGTAAGAAGAAGCTGAAAATGATCGTTAACGGCAAAGTTCAATGTGTTTTTGGTTCTAAATCAGAAGCCGCCAAAAAGCTAGGGGTAAATGAAAAGACGATATACAACTATCTTCACGGAGCAACAAAGCCTATTGGTTATGAGCTTTTGGAGGTGATGTAAATGCCTTCGAGTAAATTCCCATTGTCACAAAAATATATAGATTTTATCAACAGCGTAAACAATGTAAGTGCGGATTTTCTTGAGGGTACTTAACTACTGCTTCCGGCAAGACAACGGTCGGTGCCGGTGTAAAGTTTATGCGAATGGTGTCGCAAAGTTCCAAAAAGATACATGCCATTGCCGCCAAGACAACCGGCAAGGCGGAGGAAACTATCATTCAGCAGGACAATGGTATTCTTGACCTGCACCGAAACGCTGTTTACTGCGGTAACGGCGACAAGGATTACAAACTGCCGCATATCAAGTTTGAGGGCAAAATTATCTATATTCTCGGCTACAGCAGTCGAGATAAATGGGAAATGGTACTCGGTGCACAGTTTGGCTGTGTGTATATTGATGAGATAAACACCGCAGATATTGAGTTTATCCGAGAGATGTCAACCCGTAATGACTATTTGCTTGCAACACTTAACCCTGATGACCCGTCTTTGCCTGTCTACAAGGAATTTGTAAACCGTTCAAGACCGTTTAAAAAATACGCAAAAGATGTTCCGCCCGAGATTATGGCGGAACTTAACGAAGAACCTGTGCCGGATTGGCGGTACTGGTTCTTTTCTTTTACCGATAATTTAAGCCTTACACCCGAACAGGTTGAAAAGAAAAAAGCCTCTGCTCCAAAAGGAACAAAGCTTTATAAAAACAAAATCTTAGGATTGCGAGGCAGGGCAACAGGGCTTGTATTCTCAAACTTTGAGAGGGCAAGGCACATAAAAACAAAAGAATGGGCAAAGCGGTTTTTAAACTCCGACCGTAAAAGCGAGCATTTTATTCAGTTTACGGCAGGACTTGATACAGCCTATTCGCAGAAGTCACCCGACACAATCGCAATGACCTTTTTCGGAATCACAAACAGGGGCAAGTGTATTCAGCTTGACGAACGAGTGTACAACAATGCCGAACTACAAACTCCGATTGCACCGAGTGATACGGTACGAAATTTCATTGATTTTCTTGACCGCAATCGGGAGGAGTGGGGCTTTGCGAGAACTGCTTTTATTGATAATGCGGACCAAGCGACAATTACAGAATATCAAAAGTACAAGCGACAGTACGCCTGCATTTATGACTTCGCAAATGCCTGGAAGAAAACAAAGATTATCGACAGAATTAACCTTGTGCTCGGCTGGCTTGCCACTGACTGTTATTTTGTGCTTGAACATTGTAAAAACACGATTGCCGAGTTTGAAATTTACAGTTGGCGAGAAGATAAAGACAACACACCCGAGGACGGTCACGACCATTGTATAAACAGTGGGCAGTATGCGTGGCTGCCGTTTAAAAATATTATTGGAAGTGAAATAAATGGGGCTGATAAACAGAATGGCTGATACAATCAGAACAGGATTAAGAAATTTTTTACATATCACTAAAGCGCCCGACAGAACGATAACCGTTGACGAAACGAGCAATCATCAAACTGAATGCTTTACCAACCGCATTTGGTATTGGGGCAACAGCAGACAGCTTTCACAGCTTTACACACAGCTTGACAGCGACAAAACACGCTTTTGGTCTGCCGAGTGTACCAAAGGGCTGAAAATACGAAAAATCCACACAGGCTTGCCCGCTCTCATTTGCGACACACTCGCTAATATTGTGATTGCAGACTACAACGGTACAGAGGTTACAAGCAAAAATACGACAGCTTATGCCGAACGGTGGGCGGAGATAGAGAAAGAAAACAAACTCGCAGGTGTAATAAAGCAAATGCTCCGTGACCTATGTGTTGTCGGTGACGGTGCGTTTAAAATCAGCTTTGACAAGGCTGTATCAGATGTTCCGATTGTTGAATGGTATCCTGCCGAGCAGATTGATTTTACATATGTGCGTGGCAGAATCAGAGAAGTAAAGTTTTACACCGACTACACGCAAAAGCACCGACATTTTCGCTTTGAGGAAACCTACGGTTACGGCTATATAAAATATGCCCTCTATGACGATAACGGCAGAGAGGTCGATTTACACACAGTTAAGGCACTTGATTGGATAGACAGCAACGGTGTAACCTTTGATACATCGTATATGTGGGCAGTACCGGTTATTTACGGCAAATCGTGCCACAAGGGCAGAGGTGCGGGCATTATCGGCATAAAAACAGACGCTTTCGACAGCCTTGATGAAGTGTGGTCGCAGTGGATGGACGCTTTAAGAGCTTGCCGAACAAAGCAGTATGTGCCTGAATGTCTTATCCCTCGAAACCCCGAAACCTGTCAGCCGATGTCGCCAAATTCCTTTGACAACCGATTTATTGCAGTAGGAAACGATATGTCGGAAAACGGCAACGGCAACAGGATTTACACCGAAAGTCCGCAGATTCAGCATGAAAGCTATTTAAGTTCTTATATAACCGCTCTTGACCTTTGCTTGCAGGGTGTTATTTCTCCGTCAACCCTTGGTATTGATACGAAGAAACTCGATAATGCCGAGGCACAGAGAGAAAAAGAGAAAACAACTCTGTATACAAGACAGAACCTTGTTGAGCTCACCGAGAACGCTATGCAGAGCCTTGTTGATGTTGTACTCAATGCAGACAGTGAGCTTAACGGCAAGGGAATTGTTGACGGAATAGAGGTATCCGTAAACTTTGGTGAGTACGCCAATCCGTCATTTGAAAGTCAGGTTGAAACCGTGTCAAAAGCAAGACAGGGCGGTTTGATGTCGGTTGAAACCTCGGTCGAGGAATTGTACGGCGACAGTAAGTCGGACGATTGGAAAGCCGAAGAGGTACAGAGGATAAAAGAAGAGCAGGGCATTACAAGTGAGGAAGAAACCTCGTCATTCGACGATTTGGCAGGACTGACAGATGAGTGATTACGATATCGGAAAAGCCTTTGAAGAAATCGAAAATGAACTTATTGACAGTATGATGCGCAATTTCAGCCGACACAGAGCAGAGGAAACCAAAGAGGGCTATAATTGGACCCAATGGCAGGCAGAACAACTAAAGGCGCTTGAGGAGTACCGCAAAACGAACGCCCAAAAATTTTGCAAGCAGTTCAAGAGCATTAACAGCAAGGTTGAAGAAATGATACACACCGCAAGAGCCGACGGCAACGCAGAACAGGAAGTGAAAATCCTCGAGGCTATTAAGAACGGCTTTACACCGCATATGCCCACAGGAGCGAGCACAGGCGAGTTTTTTAAGGTCAATAACCGTAAGCTCAATGCTCTTGTAAAATCGACCACAGACGATTTAAAGAGGGCGGAAACGGCAGTCCTGCGTATGAGCAATGACAAGTACCGCAAGGCAATCTTCAATGCTCAGGTGTACGCAAACACCGGTGCAGGCACATACGAAAAAGCAGTTGATATGGCTTGTAAGGATATGCTAAACGCAGGGCTTAATTGTGTGGAGTATAAAAACGGTGCAAGGCACACGCTTTCAGACTATGCGGATATGGCAATCAAGACAGCAAACAAGAGAGCCTATCTAAGAGGCGAGGGCGAAGAAAGAGCTAAGTACGGGCTTTCGCTTGTTGTGGTAAACTCAAGACGGGGCGGTTGCCCTGATTGTGCAAAATATATCGGCAAGGTGTTTATTGATGATGTGTATTCAAACGGCAAAAAACCGGACGGCGATTATCCGCTGCTTTCAACCGCCATAGCGGAGGGACTTTTCCACCCTCGCTGTAAGGACAGCACAAGCACCCACTACCCAGAACTTGACGATTTGAGCGGACCTCTCACCGATGACGAGCTTGCAGAGCTTGACCGCCAAAGAGGACTTGAAGTACAGCAACAGCACGCAGAAAAGCAAGCCGAACGCTTTGACCGCAGGGCAAAATACAGCCTTGACGAGGATAACAAGAAGTTTGCTAAAGCAAGAGCAGACGAGTGGCACGACAGGGCAGAAAAACTGTCGGAAAAAACAAGAGATTTTACTATCGACGACAGTAAGCAGAAATATTATAAATCTGTAGTTGACGGAGGTGAAGAAAAAGACTTTAACAGAAAAAACAGCGGTAAAAAAATTACAGTAAAAGCACATAAGACCACGGGCAGTAATGATATTTATTTATCAGATAAAGTAAAACTGAAACGCAAGCAATTCCATAAGTTTGATAAGAATGTTACAAAGATTTATGAAATGCTCGGTCAGAGCAAATCTGAAAATAAACCTGCTATTTGCATATTATCCCCCGAAGAAATGGGCAAAAATGCAGTTGCAACTTACATACCGACTGATAATGTTTTAACTGTAAATTCAGCTTATTTTATAACTAAGAATTTAGCCGAATTGCAGAAATCATTTGCTTGTTCTGACAGTGAATTGAGTTCGGTACTTCATGAGCTTATCCATTGGCAAGATGCCGAGAAATACAGACAAAAATTCGGTAAAATTACCGATTATAACGCATATTGCGATTATCTTAATAAAATTTATGCTCCAAAGGTTGAAAAATTGATAAGAAGCGGTTATAATATAAGTGATATAAGCGAGTATGCTTTTGACTGTTTAAGAGATAAAGTTATGGATGAAGTTTATGATGAGTATAGAGTTAAGCAACTTTTAGGGGGTTGATACAATGAGATTAATGCAAACAGAAGAACAGAAATCTCTTTGGGATATGTTTAAACCGTATCTTGTGGTAAATGGTTTAGACGTAACTTTGCGTGAAGATGCTCCCCAAGAAGTAAAAGATGCCGAAGCGCTTTATAATAAACTTAGGGAGAAAGAAAAAAAGCAATTTCTTGAAGATAATGGCATAATTTAACCGCTCCGTAACAAGAGAGGGTTTGTTATACTAAAAATTCAATAACCAATTAAAGCACTTAATCAATCGGATTGAGTGCTTTTTTTATGCGAAAGGAAATGTGAAATGACTAATGAAGAATTTTTGAAACTTGCAAAAAGGACAGTAAAAGACTATACAACAGAACATCTTGATAAATCAGACGGCGAAGTCGACTTTTGCGTATACGTTGTTTGGTCTTGTAAAACACTGCAAAACAGCAAAGCACTTCTGTCAACAACGCTCCGTGACGGTATGTATTATGAGTGTACATACAACGGTGACAAAGACGAAATGTACTTTGATGCGTACAAGAAGTTTGAAAACAGGGTAATTAAACACTAAAAAGAGCGGTTTTGTTATTTTAACTTGCCCGTAAAGGGTTACAATTCGTAAAAACGGCTTGTTTTCGGACTTTTTAACTTGCCTATAACTTGCCAAGATAAAACTTAATACATCAAATCAGCACTTTGAGAAATCAGAGTGCTTTTTTGTATTTAAACCCGTCGATTTCGACGGGTTAGAAAGGCGGTGACAAAATGAAAGTAAGAGTAATTACATCGTTCAACGATAAAACTGATGGGTTTATTAACAGACCAATTAATGAAGTATTTGAATGCTCCGAGCAGAGAGCAAAGGAACTCATTGACGGTGGTTTTGCGACAGAGGTTAAGTCCAACGTTACGGAAAATAAGCCAAACGCTACGGAAAAGCCGAAAAGAAAGACAACAAAAACAGCTTAAAACGCACTTGTGAGTGACTGCACAGGTGCTTTTTTATTGTCCGAAGACGCTAAACTACGGGAGACACCGAGCAAAACTGAAACAGAGAGACACTCTATAAACTGATTACGGGAGACACCCGATAACTGAAAGGATTGATAAAATATGGCAGAAAATAACCCAACACCTACCCCCAACGAAACACAGCCGACACCGCAGGGCAACCCTGCACCTGCATTTGACTATGACAAGCTCGCAAGCCTTATTACAGGCAAGCAGAGCGTGACAGAGGACACGGTTTTAAAGTCATACTTCAAAGAGCAAGGATTGTCAGCAGATGAGATGAAACAGGCAATCGGTGCTTTTAAGGAGCAGAAAGCCAAGAACACACCCGACATTGCGAAAATTCAGTCGGAAGTTGAATCCGCAAACAACGCAAAGCTCACGGCAGAAGTCAATCAGTCAGCAACCCTCGAAGCCGTAAAACAGGGCGTTGACGTAACAAGCGTGCCGTATGTGCTTAAAATGGCAGACTTTTCGGCTGTAACGGCAGATGGCAAAATCAACACAGAAAAGCTTACCGAGGCGGTTAAGAAAGTGCTTGACGATATTCCTGCATTCAAAGCAAACGCAAGCGAAAACGCTGGCGGTGTTCAGAAAATCGGCGGCGACGGTAACGGTACATCAGACGGTACTAAGCAAAATTCAAGCGTTCCGACAAAGAAATGGAACAGATTTAATATTTAAGAAAGGACAATTTAACTATGGCAAACACAAATAACTATGCAGAGCAGTTCAGCCCGGATTTGCTCGAAATTCTTATGCAGGGCACACTTACTTCACCATTCATCACTTCAAATGTAAAATGGGTGGGTGCAAGAACATTCCACTTTACACAGATGTCAACAACAGGCTTTAAGAACCACAGCAGAGAGGGCGGTTGGAACAAAGGCAAATATACACAGACAGATGTTCCTTTCACTTGCGAGCACGACAGAGATATTGAGTTCCTTGTGGATAAGGCAGATGTTGACGAAACTAACGCAACCGCTAAGGTTGAGAATATTTCAAAGGTGTTTGAGCAGACACAGGTTGCTCCCGAAACAGACGCACTTTTCTTCTCAAAGGTTGCCACAAAGGCGCAGGCAACAGACGGCTATCATTCAGCTACCAAGTCAACCGAATGGACCAAAGCAAGCGCTTACTCAAAGCTTAAGACTATTCTTTCAGCCGGCAAGCTCCGCAGATACAAGGCAAGAGGCACACTTGTTGCTTATGTAACATCAAACATTATGGATTGCCTTGAGCAGTCAACAGAATTTACCCGTAAAATTGAGCTTACCCAGATTGCCGAGGGCGGTATGGGAATTGAAACAAGAGTAACCGAGATTGACGGCTGCCCTATTATCGAGGTTATTGACGATGAGCGTTTCTATGACAGTTTCAACTTCAATCCTGCTAACGGTGGTTTTGAACCTGCCACAGGCGGTCACAAAATCAATGTTCTTGTCGCTTGTGGTGATACCTGCAAGACTGTACCGAAGATTTCAAGTATTTACTTCTTTGCACCGGGGGCACATACAGAGGGTGACGGTTGGCTCTATCAGAACCGTACACTTTCCGATACATTTGTTTTCCCTAACGGCAAAGACGGCAAGATTGACAGTATTTATGTTGATGTTGATACTACGGCGGTTGCGTAATGTATACCGATTACATTGAACAGCAGGGCGGAGATGAAAACAGCATTATCTCCGCCGAGCACATCGACATTCTGACCTTTAACCGCATTGATTTTGAAAAACTTTCGGAAATGCAGAAGAGAATCATCGGCAGAGTGCATAGCAGACTTACTGCTTTTGAAAAAGAAAATGCCGATATGATTTCTTCCTATCTGAAAAATTACAACATCAACGGTGTGAGTATGGAGTTTGGCGCAAGTTGGAATTTGATGTGCATAAGCGGCGTGGCAATTCCTGCGGACCTCTACTCTCTGCTTAAATCAACAGGGCTTTGTTATCCTGCAATATGAGGTGATATGTTTTGAAATTTCCGCCACTTGTAAAAAAGCAGTTCTGTAAAACTCCTGTTGAGGTGACAATATACGGCGAGGGTGTTTCCGAGGACGGAGCGCCCTTGACCGTGTTTGAATGTAAAAATCTGTATCCCTCCGACAGCCTGTATCCGTCAGCCGTCCTGCACGGCGGCAATTCCTTGTGCAATATGCAGTCTAAAGCCAAAACAGTCTATACCAAAGAACAGAAAATCGTTCAGGTGTCGGCTGTTTTGCTTTTTAGCGGTGACCTTGCACCCGATTGTCCGAATTTAAGCAGCGGCTATGTGGTGCTTGACGGCGAAAAAAGAACCATTGTGCAAGGCATTAAGCACCGCAACCCTGACGGCACAGTGAATTTTACGGAATTGGATGTGATTTAGTGAGCTTTTCTGTAACATCAAAAATCAAGCTGAATCTGCCTGTACTAAAACAGCTTGATACAGCACAGCAAACGGCATTGCGAAATACCACAGACGCATTGCTTAGACAGATTAAAAACAGTCAGGTTATGCCTTTTGATACGGGTAATTTGCAGAACGAAAGCACCTTTGCTGATTATGCAAATCTTGCCGAGGGTGAAACAAAAATCGTATCGAGTACACCGTATGCCAGACGGTTGTATTTTCATCCCGAATATAAATTCCACCGCGCCGTGTGGGTTGACAAGGACGGTAAAAAACACGGTGCAAACAAGAATGCAGGCGGCAAGTGGCTTACACCTTGGCTCAAGGGCGGTGCACGACAAAACTTTTGTCAAAAGGCATTTGCACGATTTTACAAACAGGAGGCAGGACTTTGATTTATTTATCAGACGTCAGAGATTGGCTGAAAAGTGTAACAAATGCTGAGCATTACTACATTGGCAAGCTCGACAACAAACAGGATAAGTCAATCGGCGTGTACTCTCTCAAGCAGTCGGGTGCGCCTGTAAGGGCGATTGGTGACGAGAGTACATACAACACAATCAGCGTGTCTTTACTCTTGCATTGGAACAACAACGCAAATGAAACAGAGCGACAGGCACGCAGTTTATTTGAAACGCTTTACAGTGTAAAAGATGTTGAAATCAACAAACACACAATTTATATGATTGAACTGCTCACACCCGAGCCTGTCGATGTAGGCACAGACGACAAGGGCGTTTATGAGCAAGTCATTGAAGTTAAATTTTATTATGAAAGGATGTAAATAATTATGGCAGTATCAAGTGGAGTTTATCCATGTTATGAAAATCAGTTTGCGGTAGGTAAGACAGGTACAGACACAGCCACAACTCCAATCGCAAATTGCGAGGAGTTTTCGGTTGCATTTGACAACGGCGTTGAGGAATGGACAGCGTTTGAGAGCGAGGGTTGGAAGTCAAGACTTATGACAGCCAAGAGCGTCACAATCTCTGTAAAGGGCAAGCGTACAATCGGTGACGCAGGCAACGATGAAATCGCAGAGCTTGCGTTTAAGAACGGCACAGCCGCACAGCTTCCGTTTAAGTGGACTTTCCCGAACGGTGCAAGCGTACTCTTCAAGAATGCGGTTATCTCTGTAACAGCAAACGGCGCAGGCGCAAGCACAAGTGTTGCACCTCTTGAATTTGAGGTTATGTCAAACGGCAAGCCCGAATACACACCTGCAGCCTAAGGAGGTATAAAGTATGTCAAAAATTATTGATATTACAAACAAACTTAATTTTGACGAAAAGCCAAAACTTGTTATCAAAGGCACAGAAATTGAGGTCAACAACGACGCAATTTCTTTCATTAAGACGGTTGCGCTTTTTGACAGCGAGGACGGCGTAAAAACATCGGACATCTTATCGGCTCTTGAGCTTCTTTTTGATAAGGAGAACAGAGAAAAGATTGCAAAACTTCATCTCTCGTTTGCCGACCTCTCAACGCTCATCAGAACAGCAACGGAGCTTATTGCTGACGAGGACAGCGAGGGGGAAATTCAGACCCCGGCTACGACTTAATAGATGATTTCGATTTAATCGTATCGAGTTTTAAGTCAGAGTACGGGGTGAGCATTTACTCCGAAGATTTTAAAAAGATGACTTGGGCGGAGTTCAGCTCTCTGCTGTGTGGCTTGGGAGCTGACACGCCTCTTGCAAGAACGGCTCAAATTCGCCTTGAAAACGATGAAAATGTTTTGAAGAACTTTACATCATCTCAACATAAAATACGCAACAAGTGGCGTTCACGCACAGCAAATAAACGCACGCAGGCTGACATAAACACAGCCTTGCATGACTTTGAAATGATATTTGCTAATATGTAAATATTGCATACAATTTTGTTTATTTTTATAAAAATCTTGACTTTTATGTATATTTTTGGTAATATAAAGAAAATGTGAAATAAAGTAACATTTTATTATAAAAGGAGAGATTTTATGAACAGCAAATTTTACAAAGGTTTAACAGTTGCGTTACTGGTACTTGGTATAGTCGGAGGAGTAATTTTAGGTGCAATGTTCCAAAGCGTACATACAAACATTCTTACCGATACGGTAACTCGTAGCTTTAATGTTACCTTAATGCTTGTATGCTGGGTATCAACTGTATTTTTATGTCTAATATTTGGGGGCATCGCAAAAATACTTGCATACCTCGAAGAATTAGGTGCGGGTAAAAATTCAGTGATTACCAAAACAACAGATTGGGAATGCCCTAAATGTCATTGCATGAATAAAGCAGAGGCAACGGAATGTTCTAACTGCCATTTACCGCATAACAGTAACAAACAGCAAAAACCTGTTAGTAATGATAAATGGGAGTGTCCACAATGCCATTGCGTTAATTCTTATAGCAATATAGCAGAATGTCCTAATTGTCATTGGCGACCATAATTGATTTAAAAACAATGTAAAAGCCACTCCAAACGGGGTGGCTAAAATTTTATCAAATTATACAGCGTACATCTTCGGGTGTGCGCTGTTTTTATACCACAAGGGTGTCACATTTCGTTACGCCCTTTATTTTATATCGAAAGGAGTGTGAGAAATGAGTGCTACAGTTGGCGAAATCGGCTTAAATCTTGTACTGAACAGGCAAGACTTTTCTAAATCGCTTAATGCAGTGCAGGAGCAGGCAAACAGCGTAAGCAATAAGATGTCTGCTAAGTTAAAAAAACTCGGTACAGCGGTTGTGGCTGCTTTTTCGGTTGCCGCTGTTAAGAAATTCGGCCAGCAGTGCATTGAATCGGCGGCAGAGGTTAATGCCGCAAATTCGCAGTTTGAGCAGACATTTGGCTCAATGCAGTCACAAGCTGAAAGTGCTATTGCAACGGTATCTAAAAACAGCGGTATTTTGAAAACACGCTTGCAGGGTGTGGGAACGAGTATTTATGCTTTTGCAAAAACCACAGGTATGGACAGTGCCAATGCATTGAATATGATGCAAGAGGCTTTACAGGTAACAGCCGACAGTGCGGCATATTATGACCGTTCACTCGAGGACACCGCAGAAAGCCTTAAATCTTTTCTCAAAGGCAACTTTGAAAACGATGCAGCCCTTGGTCTGTCTTGTACAGAAACTACAAGAAACGCAGCGGCTAATAAGCTGTATGGCAAATCTTTTGTCGAACTGTCAGAATCACAAAAACAGCTTACCTTGCTTGAAATGGTAAAGGACGCTAACAAGCTCTCAGGTGCATTGGGCCAGGCAAGCAGAGAATCAGACGGTTGGGAAAATGTAACAGGCAACTTAAAAGAGAGTTGGAATCAGTTGCTTGCGGTTATTGGTAAGCCTATTCTTCAGGTGGCAACTAACATTGTGCAAAAGTTGTCATCAGCTATCACAAAACTTACAGAATATGCAAAAAATGCGGTTAATTCATTATCCGACCTTTTTAATTTCGATGGCAGTAATACTGCAAGTAATATTTCAACTGCGGCTAACGCTGCTCAAGGTTTGAGTGATGAGGCAAGTAACAGTTCCACTGCGCTTGATAATGTAGCAAGCAGTGCAGAAAAAGCCAAACGCAGTATAGCAGGTTTTGACAAACTGAATATTCTTACGAAAACTGACACAACAGCAACAGATACAACGCAAAGCGGTTCTACTACTGTAAACAACGGCAGTGTTACTTCAACGGTCAGCAAAAAAACTAACAGCTTAACCCAAAGCAAAACGCTTGAAAGTTTTAAAACTGCACTAACAAATATTAAAGGTGTAGTATCTTCAATCGGTACATCGTGGAGAAATGTATGGAATAACGGTACAGGTAAAAAATTCCTTGAAAACATCAATTCTTTGCTTGATACTGCATTCAGCACGATTGGCGACATTGCGGGAGCTTTCAAAAAAGCGTGGGATAAAGCAGGGTTAGGCGACAGCGTTGTACAGTCATTTATCGACAAGTGGAACAGTCTTGTCGAACTTGTAAATACTGTTGGTGACACATTCAGAGAAGTGTGGAATGACGGCAAGGGCGAGAAAATATGGGGTAATATACTTGATATTATTCGCAACTGCAATAATTTCACAGAAACGCTAAGAAACAAGATAAAAGAGGCTTGGGATAAAAACAATACAGGTAAGAAAATATGGGAGAACATTCTCGGTATAGTAGAGGATATAACAGGTTTCCTTGATGATATGTCGCAAATCAGGCTTGAGTGGCTTGAAAATCTAAACCTTGACCCTGTTGCAAAAGCGGCTGAAACACTTAGCGGAGCTTTTCGTGATTTGTCAGAAGCCTGTGGCGATAAGCTAAAACAAGCCTATAAAACTATTCTTTTACCTTTGGCAAAGTGGACTATTGAAAAGGTTGTACCTGATTTGCTTAATGCATTTGCCGGAGCACTTAAAGGTATTTCAGATATTATAAAAAAAATAAGTCCGTCTGTGTTAAAAGCAGTAGCTGGAGGTATCGGTGCTGTTGCCACGGCAGTTATCACATTCAAGACAGGTAAGGCTATTGCGAGCGGTATAAGTGAAGTCACATCAGCAGTTAAAAATATTAGCTCTGTGATTTCAGCTAACCCTCTGCTTGTTATAGCTAGCGCAATAACGGGTATTGTTTTAGCCGTACAGGCTTACAACGATTGCAGGTGGAGCAATTCCGAGGCAAAAAAATTTTGTGATGAGTTGCAGGGTATTTCAGATGATTTGCAGGGTACCTGTGACGGTATTACCGAAAAGGTTGAGAATACTCTTAATACTCTTGACCAAAAATACGCTGAAAACACTTTGATTGATGACTATCAAGAAAAGCTCGAAACTTTGCTTAATAAAGCAGAACTTTCACCCTCAGAAATGGCTCAATTACAAACTATTGTTACCTATTTTGAAGACAATGTTGACGGATTTAAAGATACTTGGGATAGATATGTTGAAATAAGTGATGATAATACAGTGAATCTTAAAGGCGATTTGGGCGAAGTATCTTCGGAACTTAACAATCTCATTAATAATTATCAGAAAGCCGCAAATGCTGCGGCTCTGTCAGCATTACAGCAAGAAAATGCGCTTGAAAAGATTACAGCTAATAAGAATTTATCAGAAGTCAAAGAAACAATGAGTTCAAAAATGAATGAAATTGATTCTGCTTATGCGCAGTTGGAGAAAAAACTCTCCAGCCGTGGTTACACAATGAATGATTTCTTTCAAAGTTACGGTACTATCAACGGTGGTATCAACTTTAGAGAAGAGAGTCAAATGTATGACGATATTAAGGAAATGTGTAATGCTTATGACGATTTGAAAGAGCAGTATAATGAGGCTACCGCAAAAGTTAATGAGCTTACTATGACTAACGATGATTTGATAGATGTTCAAAAAGTCCTGAACGGAGACTATTCTGATGCAGCGGCGGTGCTAATGGCATATAATCAGCAGATGATTTCACAAAATGATATTCTTTCCGCAACGGATGAAAATGGAGAAAAGATTTGGAAGTCACTAAGTGATGTTAAAGTAGCGGCGGAAGATAGCGGTAAAAATACAGTAATCGGTTTAGTCAAAGGTACTCAAACTTATAAAGACGCTCTCATTAAAAACAGCAACGGACTTGCTAACACTGTATTAAGCGAATATGACAGTGCAATGGATATACATTCACCTTCAAGACAAATGTATAAGCGTGGACAATATACAGTTTTAGGTCTTGTCAATGGTTTATCTGATACAAGTATAAAGGTACAGAGTGTCATTACCATGATGTTAAATAATATAAGAAATGCTTTAGAACCTATAAAAACAATCTTTTCAAATGTGTTCACTCCGATTTATAACATTTTAAAAACTCCTCTTAACAATGTACTAACAGGACTTGAAAACTTTATAAACGGCTTTATTTCTGCAATCAATAAAATGTTGTCGGGTGTGGACACGGTTGCAAATTCGATAGGCAAGTTGTTTGGGCAGGAATGGCACGCAGGTCGGCTTAATAAGGTTACCTTGCCAAGGCTCGCCAAAGGCGGACTTGTCAAAGCACCGACACTTGCGGTAGTCGGAGATAACGCAGGAGCTAATTCGGGCAACCCGGAAGTTGTTGCGCCGCTTAGCAAGCTACAAGGTATGCTCGACAATTCGGACGGTCAGGATACGGTAATTCTCGGCGAAATTCTGTCGTATCTTAAAAAGCTGTATGAGATGTTCGTAATATTCAGAAACAACGGCGGTAACTACTATCAGTTTGTCGCTGAAATTAATGGCAATGATATTTTTAACGAAATCGTAAAGCAAAACGAACTTTATAAAAACCGCCATAACGGCAAATCGGCATTTGAGTAAAGGAGGTGCAGTATGTCAAATTATAAAGGTTATTTACTAAAATTCGGAAATACCGAATTTCCTAATAACTATTTCGCTGAATATTCGTCAACACCTGATCAGCGTATGGACAACGATGCCGAGCGTGACGATAACGGCAGTTTACAGCGGTCAACACTGCCGACAGGTAAGACAAGCATTACTTTTTCTACCCACATTCTGCACTTGAACGAGAAAATCAATATGCAGAATATTATTAATTCTGCAATCGTGAACACAGTACAACGCAAATGCTATGTTACATATTGGAACGATGAAACTAACTCATATGACAGCGGATATTTCTATATTCCCGATATTGAGTTTTCGGTTATGGACGCAAGCAAGACCGATATTCTCTACAACCCGATAAGCATTGAACTTATTGAGTATTAAGGGGGTGCGGTATGATAAATTTAACAGATGAGGTCAAAAAGCAACTGCTCAATGACAGCTTGCAAAGGGAAATAATTATCAGCTTTCCTGACGAGGATATTCCCGACATCACGGGCGAGAATATTGTATCTGAAAGTCTTGAACTTACGCAGGCAATCAGTGACGGCAAGGAGTTTAAACTCGGCGGCTGTATTGCGGGTCAGCTTACTGTAAGAGTGATAAATGTTGACACAGAGCTCAACGGCAAACGCATTAAAGTTATAATGAAACAGTCATACAGCAAGGGGCTTTTATTTCCCTCGGATACAGTATTGCCGAGTGTAGATTTATATTGCGGTTATCAGTCCGGAATTATTGAGGTGTCGCTATTCTGCGGTACTGTCAACAGCTCATCAAGACAGAAAAACAGGGCGGTAAAGGAAATTATCGCATATGACGATTTATATCTCGCTTCACAAAAATACGCTTACAACTACTTTACAAGCCTTGCGATTTATTCGCCAAAAATAAGTTTATATGATTTGAGAGTATATCTCTGCAGCAGCTTTTTAAAGGATTATGATTACGAAAACGAATTTACAGGCTTTAATGACAGCAATGAGCTGTCGCTGAAATTGGATCTTGTAAAATCGGTTTTCAATGACAAAACCACGATAGCGGACTTGTTGAGTGCGTACTGCGAACTTAATGCTTGTTTTGCAATTATGAGCGGAGAGGGCAAGATAAAGTTTATTCAAATTTTAAATCCTAAAACCGAGGTCGTTGACAACTACAGCAACCTCGACTTTGAGGAATACACAACACGCAGTATTAATCTTATTAAGTTTAAGTACAACAAGGACAGCTATTTTTCGTACGGTCATACAGAAGAAGAAAAACAAAGTTGGTATATATCGGACAACCTAATTACTGCGTGCTGTACCGACATTGCAGGTATTGTTACAAGTTTTAACGATAATAAAGGTAACAACTACATCTTTGACAATTTGTATGCTTACAGGCCTTTTAAAGCTGATGTTTACGGTAGGTGGTGGCTCGAATGCGGCGACAAGGTGAGCATAAAAACAGGCTTTACGGACACGGAAACGGTCGACAGTTTTATCCTTGAACGAACGCTGAAAGGCACTAACGGCATGAGAGTAAGGCTGACGGCAGAAGGTACAGAATATTTAGGAAAGGATGAGATAAATGAGTTACAGCAAAATTAATTGGGTTGACGGAGCTGTTCCGGCGCTGAACGCAACAAACTTAAATCGTATGGACGACGGTATCTACAACAACAGCATAGACATAGCGCTTGCGGGTGGCAACATCAACACGCTAAGTGAGAGAATAATTGCGATTAACACAGCCTTATCTGCAAAGGCAGATAAAACAGAGCTTGAAGATGAAATAACAGACATTGACGAAACAGTGACAATGAAGATTAATCTTAAAGCTGATAAGGACAGTGTAGACAATGCAGTCGCTCAGCTAAGCAAGCAGATTGCAGACAATAAGTCCTCAGCTGATGAGTCAATCAGTACTCTGAGTCAGACCGTAACAGACAACAAAACAGCGACAGACAAGTCGCTTGCGGCTAAATATGATAGCTCAAATTTTGAGAGTGGTACAGGAACATTAGCACCAGCCCAAGAAATATATGCTGGTTGCGAGGGCAGTTTTGTATATTCTAAAAATGGTAATATTGTAACTGTATCGGTCAATATTACGGCACTGCTCTCTCATAAAAAATATATTCAGATGTCAGGTTTACCGTATGCGGCAAAAAACGAAAGTAGGTTGTCTAGTTTTGTTGTATATTCAACAGCAAATAAATTAATAAACATCAGACTTGACGGCTCTTGGATTTATGTCAGTTCAACGGACATTTTTGCAGAGGACGAAAAAATCAATTTCATTATTACTTACATAATCAGATAAGGAGCGAGTTACTATGGAAATCAAAGAAAGAATTACACTCGATATGCTCACAAAAGACAGTGTAAGCGTATTAAGACAGAAGTTTATAACCCTTAACGGCGAAGATGTGCAGGTCGGCGGCAATGTTCGCAACGCTTACACAAACTGTGATGAGGATAAGTCAATCTTAAAAGAACAGCTTTCGGAAGAATATTATAATGCGGTTATGGCAGTATGGGAGGTATAAATATGTCGTATAAATTTAAAGAAATATGGTGCAATAAAGGTAATTTCACAGAGAGCAACAGAAAATCTTCTGAAATTGATACACTTGTTATTCATTACACCGGCAACAACGGCGACACAGCAGAAAACAACGGTAACTACTTTAAGAATAATGTAGTTGAAACATCTGCACATTATTTTGTTGATGATACAACTGTTGTTCGCTCGGTTGCTGACAAAAATATTGCTTGGCATGCAGGCGACTGGGATATTAATTGCCGTTCAATCGGAATTGAAATTGCAGGTTCAACAACAGAATGCACAGGCAAGACACTTGAAAATGTAATCTTACTTGCTCAACGACTTATAAAAAAGTATAACATCAAAAAAGACAAAGTAATTCGCCATTATGATGCTAACGGTAAAATCTGCCCGGGCTTCTGGTGCGGTTCATCAGCAAAGGACAAGCTGTGGAAAGAACAGTTTTTAAATAAACTTGAGAGTAATTCTGAAAGCAAAGAGGAATCAAAAGTTGAAAAAGATGATAAACCTACGATTGAATATTGCGTATTTGCAGGCGGTAAGTGGTTACCAACTGTAAAAGGTTTATCAGACTTCGCAGGCATTGCCGGCGAGGCAATCAGCGGTCTTGCAATCAGAGTAACAAAAGGTAAGATTAAGTACAGAGTGCATATTAAATGCGGTCACTGGCTTAGCTGGGTTACAGGCTTTAATCTTAATGATGATGTAAACGGCTATGCCGGTATTCTCGGAATGGATATTGATGCTGTACAGATTTATTATACAACTCCTGCTGATGTTAAGTCCGCACACGGCAGCTACTATAAGGCTACATACAGAGTTTCTGCAGTTAATGAAGACTATTACGATTGGCAGCACGATGACGAAAAGGACAGCAAGCAGGACGGATACGCAGGAACAAAGGGCAAGGCTATTGACCGTATTGAGCTTACTTTAACTTGATTTGGAGGTATAACTAAACTATGAAAGACAATGTTATTCAGGCTACTGTTTCAGTAGCTATCGGTGCATTGGCAGCTTATTTTAACATCTTATTAATTCCTGTTCTTGTTCTCTTTGCGGTAATGGTTATAGATTACTGCACAGGAATGGCATCTGCCTACAAAAATAAAGAGATTAAGAGCAAGACAGGCTTGATTGGCATACTCAAGAAACTGAGCTATCTTGTTCTCGTATGCGTGGGCGGTGTTGTTGATTATCTTATCTGCGCAGGACTCGCAAGCGTGGGAATTGACTACAGCAGTTACTGCTTTGGATTGATTGTGGCTGTATGGCTTATCATCAATGAGCTTATAAGTATTCTCGAAAATCTGAGCGAGCTTGGAACACCGATTCCACCGTTTTTAGTTAAAATTGTACACAGATTGAAAGACTCGGTTGACAGTAAGACTGATTATGATACCGATAAAAAAGAATAATACATAAGTTTAGCCCCTCGAGTACCAAAATGGTAGTCGAGGGGCTTTGTCTTTGTTTAATTTATACTACGAAATACCAATCAATACAATTATAATTTTTACTACAAATAAACTACAGACCTTTATTTATAAAGCTGAAAGTGCCGATAAACACTGAACTTTTATAAATAAACATCTTGACTGTTAATCATGATGTCACTGGTTCGAGCCCAGTTGGGGGAGCCACGAAGGTTCGTAGAGCAATCTACGGACCTTTTTTCATATAATTAATTTGGAGTGATTAGAATGGCATATATGACTGATAATGAGTTTCAGAATTTGATGGATGAAGTATTAAGGATTGTAAAGGAATCTGACAGTAAAGATGAAGCTGTTAAGAAATTACAAGGTTTAATCGAAAATAAGAATTCTATAGTCTGATTTCATTTCTGAGCTTGATGAATATTTGTCCATATTTTGAGGTAATCAATGTCGAGAAAAAATCATATAAAAAGTGACGGTATGCTTATCAGGACCGATAAGCAATTCAGACATCTGAAGAATTCACAGAAAGAAAAAATTAGTAATTGGCTTTATGATGAATACAAGAATGCTTACGATAAAATTGGAAAAGCACCTGATTCAAGAAGAAATGAAGAAATAGTTTCTGCTGTTTATGAAAAAATCGAAGATTGCGGTATTTGGATTCCTTATTATGAGGTTGAAAAGTATTATTGCAGTAAAAAGAATAAGTATCGCAAACGGTATGATAATGTAAGAGCTAATACTGAATAAAAATCAATATTGATATAAAGAGTTGAAGTTATAGAAATATAATTTCAACTCTTTTTTTATGCAAAAAAATAATAGTTTAAAGAGGTAGGTTATGTATACAGGATATGAAAGATTAGCAAACGGAATAATTTTGCAGGCTGTTGATGATTACAGAAAAGCTCGCAAGGATTTAAAATTGAATATTCATAACCATGAAGCAAGGTTAATTCTTAATGACTGCGAACGCTTTTTCCGGTCAGAATGGTTTGGTGTGCTTACTGCACTTGACGGAAAGAATTTGCTCTCACAATTAGAAACAGAGATTAACTAATTAGGAAGGTTGTGTATTTATGGTGTATATCAGAAGTCCGACAAAAATATTTTTTATGAATAACAAAAAAGGAGATGTATAACTTGAATGAATATGAAAGACAGCGCAGAATCGCTGAAAGCACAAAGAAATTGTATCCGCCGGGTACAAGAATTGAGCTTATCAGTATGAAGGATCCTTACGCACCTGTTCCGGCAGGAACAAGAGGAACAGTTAAATTTGTTGATTCAATGGGAACAATATTCCCTGAATGGGATAACAATCGAACCATTGGTATCGTTCCCGGTGAGGACACATTCAGAAAGCTTACGCAGGAAGAAATCGAAGCAGAAAACCAATCTAAATCAGAAGTTGAAAATGAAACTCCTGATGAGGATAGCGGAATGACTATGGGAATGTGAGGTGAGTTTTAATCTATAAATCTTCGCTGGAATGAAGATTTATGGCAATCAAATTTTTTGATATGTTTGCAGGCATCGGCGGTTTCCGTTCAGGACTTGAAGTAATAGGTGGTTTTGAGTGCGTCGGATACTGCGAAATCGACAAGTATGCAAAGCAGGCATATGAAGCAATGTATGACACGGGAGGTGAACTTTACTTTGATGACGCAAGAAAAATCGTACCCGAACAGTTACCCGAGTTCGACCTTATTACCGGCGGATTTCCTTGCCAAAGCTTCTCAATCGCAGGAGCGAGAAAAGGATTTGATGATATAAGAGGAACGCTGTTTTTTGAAATTGCTCGAATTGCTGCCGTTAAAAAACCTAAGTATCTCTTCCTCGAAAATGTTCCCGGTCTGCTTAACCATGACTCAGGCAAAACATTTGAAACAATCCTCCGTACGGGGT